ATGTATCAAGGTAGAATTGATTCATTAGTAAATCGTATTACAGGATTTGCAGATATGATTCAATTAACTTCTTTAAAATTACAACAAGTAATTGCTAGAATGGTACCAGATGGTGTATTTGTAGATGTAGATGGTTTAGCGGAAGTTGATTTAGGTAATGGTACTAATTATAATCCACAGGAAGCACTTAATATGTATTTCCAAACTGGTAGTATAGTTGGTAGATCTTTAACTCAAGATGGTGATCCAAACAGAGGTAAAGTACCTATTCAAGAATTACAAACATCAAGTGCTAATGGTAAAATAGGATCTTTAATTAATACTTATCAGTATTATTTACAAATGATAAGAGATGTAACCGGACTTAATGAAGCGCGAGATGGTAGTATGCCAGATAAAGATGCTTTAGTTGGTTTACAAAAGATGGCAGCAAATGCTTCTAATACAGCAACTAAACATATTTTAAATGCTGCATTATATTTAACATTGAAGACATGTGAAAATATATCACTTAGAGTTTCAGATATGTTGGATTTTGAATTAACTAATGATTCATTAAAAGCTAGTATTGGTAAATTTAATGTTGCTACATTACAAGAAATAGATAATTTACATCTATATGATTTTGGTGTATTTTTAGATTTAGAGCCTGAAGAAGAAGAAAAAGCTATGCTTGAGCAAAATATTCAAATGGCTTTACAACAAAATCAAATATTCCTTGAAGATGCTATTGATATTAGAGAAATTAAAAATTTAACGCTAGCTAATCAAGTGTTAAAATATAAGAGAATGAAGAAACAGCAAGCTGATCAAGAAGCTCAAATGGCAAACATTCAAGCTCAAACTCAGTCTAATGCTGAAGCTGCAGAGAAAGCAGCAATGTCAGATGTTCAAAAAGCTCAAGCGATGAATGAAACAAATGTTCAGTTTGAACAAGCTAAATCTGATTTTGAAATACAAAGAATGCAAACAGCTGCTCAAATTGAAGAACAACAAATGGCTCAACAATTTGAATATGATATGAAGCTTAAGGAAGCTGATTTACAAAACCAAAAAGTGAAAGAAAAACAAATTGAAGACCGTAAAGATCAAAGAACTAGAATACAAGCTAGTCAACAGTCTCAAATGATAAATCAAAGACAGAATGATTTATTACCTACTGATTTTGAAACACAAAATGTAGGAGAAGAAATAGATGAGATTTCTTAATCTATTATTAATTATTATTATATTATATTATGTCAGAAACAAAAGAGAAAGCTGGAAAGCTTAAGGTTAAAAAACCTAAAAACTTAGCAAAAAGTGATGAACCTATAAAAGTAGATTTATCAAAACCAGTTGAAAAAACTGAAGAAAAAATAGAAAAACAACAAGATGCCATTCAAATCGGAGAAACAAAAGAAATACCTGATGATAAATCATCCGGAGATATACCGAAGGTGGAAATTAAAGGAGGAGAATCCGATAAAGAGTCCGCTCCCGTTGTTGAATCTAAAGAAGAAGAAGAAACACCGGTAATTGAAGAAATAGTCGAAGAACCTGTAAAAGAAGAAGAGGTTGTCGAAATTGGTGATAAAATGGAAACTCAAGATAAACCAGAAGCGGTTATATCTCAAGATGTTCCTAAAGAAAATATACCTACGTTACCAGAAAACATTGTTAAAGTTGTAGACTTTATGAATGAAACTGGTGGAACACTAGAAGATTATGTAAGATTAAATCATGATTATTCTAACGTAGACAATGATACTTTATTAAGAGAGTATTATTTGCAAACGAAATCACATTTAGACTCAGAAGAAATTAACTTTTTAATTGAAGACAATTTTTCATGGGACGAAGATGTAGATGAGCCGCGAGATGTGCGTAAAGCAAAACTCGCATACAAAGAAGAGGTTGCAAAAGCTAAACAGCATTTAGAAGGTTTGAAAGATAAATATTATCAGGAAATTAAATTAAATCCTGGTATTACTCCAGAACAACAAGATGCAATGAACTTTTTCAACCGCTACAATGAAGAGCAACAAGTAGCACAAAAACAACATGAAACGTTCAAATCTAATACTAAAGATTATTTCGGTCCCGAATTCAAAGGTTTTGATTTTTCAATAGGAGAAAAAAAGTTTAGATATGGAATTAAAAACGTAAATGATGTAGCTGATAAACAGTCCAATATTACCAACACAATTAAGAAGTTCTTAGATAAAGAAGGTAACGTGCAAGACGTAAAAGGTTATCATAAAGCTATTTATGCCGCTGAACACGCTGATACTATAGCACAACATTTTTATGAGCAAGGCAAAGCCGATGCAATTAAAGATTTAAGTGCACAATCTAAAAACATAAATACACAGCCTAGATCTAGTAATCCAGGTGATGTATTTGTTGGAGGATTAAAAGTTAAGTCTATTAGTGGTATGGATTCTTCAAAATTAAAAATCAAAACACGTAAATTTAACTAAAACTTTTAAATTATTATGGGATCAATTAATCCAGTATTTGGGGCGATAGTACCGTCTCAAGTACAACAAACTTTACAAAGCAACTACTTGTCTTTCAATGGTGGAGCTAATGACTTTGCTCAGCAGTATCTTCCAGAGATTTATGAACAAGAAGTTGAAAGATATGGAAACAGAACCTTAGGTGGTTTCCTTAGAATGGTTGGCGCTGAAATGCCAATGACTTCTGATCAGGTTATCTGGTCTGAACAAAACAGATTACACATCTCTTATACAGGTGTAACTGGACCTGGAGCTGGTTTGGCTGTTTTTAATGTACCAACAAATAACGGTACTATTCAAAACGCTATCGCTCCTAACGACACTATCGTTGTAATGAACCCTGCTACAGGTGTAACATTAAAAGGTATAGTTGGTGCAACTGCCGCTGGTGCAGGTACAACAACTAACGTAACTGCGTATCCTTTTACTGCTGCTAACTGGGATGGTTTATTCCAAGGTGGTGCTGCAACTTCAAACCTTAAAATATTTGTTTATGGTTCGTTGTTCGCTAAAGGATCTGACAGTGGATCTTTCTCTGTAGAGCCTCAATTCACACAATTTTCTAATCAGCCAATTATCATCAAAGATAGATATGCTATCAATGGTTCTGATATGGCTCAGATTGGTTGGGTTGAAGTAGCTACTGAAGATGGAACTTCTGGATACTTATGGTATTTAAAGTCTGAGTCTGAAACAAGACTAAGATTTGACGATTACTTAGAAATGGCTATGGTTGAAGGTGAATTAGCTTCTGGTGCTGGTGGTGTGAGCTTTGCTGCTCAAGCTGCTAACGTACCTGGTGGATTTGCTACTGCGGGTATTAACGCCCACGGTTCTGAAGGTTTATTCGCTGCGATTACTGCAAGAGGTAACGTATTTAGCGGATTTGCTGGTGCAACTGGTATTTCTGACTTTGATCAAGTACTTAAAAACCTTGATACTCAAGGTGCTATAGAAGAAAATATGCTTTTCTTAAATAGAGATATGGATTTAGAATTTGACGACATGCTAGGACAAATTTCTGCAGGTGGTCTAGGCGGTGTAGCTTATGGTTTATTTGAAAACTCATCAGACATGGCTTTAAATCTTGGTTTCTCTGGTTTCAGAAGAGGTTCTTATGACTTCTATAAAACTTCATGGAAATACTTAAACGACGCTTCTACAAGAGGTGCTGTTGCGGTAAACAATATCGATGGTGTTCTTATCCCTGCTGGAACTTCAACTGTTTATGACCAAATTCTTGGTACAAACATTAGAAGACCATTCTTGCACGTAAGATATAGAGCTTCTCAAGCTGACGACAGAAGATATAAAAACTGGATCACTGGTACTGCTGGTGGTGCTTACACTTCTGAAGTTGATGAGATGGTAGTTAACTGGTTATCTGAAAGATGTCTAGTAACTCAAGCTGCGAATAACTTCGTATTATTCCAAAATTAAGATTATTCTTATTAAAAGCAAAGGGAGCTTCGGCTCCCTAGGCTTTTATTTTATTAAATTATTATATTATATTATATCATGGCAAAACAAAAACAAGAAGTATTGGTTGAAGAACCAGTACAAGTAAAACAAAAAGTAGAGGTTAAACAACCTCAAAAACCTAAGTGGGAGATAAAAGATAGAACATATCTTTTACTACACGATCAAGCTCCTTTAACGTATAGATTAGCATCAAGACATTCTACGAGACATCCTCTACTATGGTTTGATGAAGAAAAAGGAGAACAAAGAGAATTAAGATATGCAACAAATCAAAATTCACCATTTGTAGATGAACAAAAAGGTGAAGCAACCATGGGGCATATCGTGTTTGAAGACGGTGTTTTAACCGTAAAAAAACAATTACAAAACTTACAAAAACTTTTATCTTTGTATCACCCTAGAAAAGGTGCTACATATACAGAGTTTGAACCTACCGTACAAGCTATCAGTGAAGTAGAAGAAATTCATGCAGAAATTGATGCATTAATGTTTGCGAAGGAAATTGATATTGATCATGCTGAAGCAATACTAAGAGTAGAAAAAGGTTCTTCTGTTTCAGAAATGAGTTCTAAAGAAATTAAAAGAGATTTACTTTTAATGGCTAAGAAAAATCCTCACGCTTTTATGGCTATAGCTAACGATGAAAATGTTGGTTTAAGAAATGCGGGGATTAAAGCTGTTGAAGCTGGTTTAATTAAACTATCACAAGATCAACGAACATTTTTATGGGGATCAAATGATAGAAAACTTATGACCGTTCCTTTTGATGAAAACCCATACTCAGCATTAGCTGCATGGTTTAAAACTGATGAAGGCGTAGAAGTTTTTAAAACAATAGAGAAAAAGTTATAATAACATGTAACTATAATTATAATAGCGGGTCACTTCGGTGACCCAGCTGTTATTCACATAAAATATTAAAATGGCAATAAACGTAAACACTGTATATCAAACCGTTTTATTAATACTAAATAAAGAACAAAGGGGTTATATGACTCCAGTTGAGTTTAATAAAATAGGTGCTCAATCACAACTTGAAATATTTGAAACATATTTTGATAGTTTAAATCAACAGTTACGTGTGCCTCAAGCAAACACGGATTACGCTGATAGAGTCGTAAATCTGGATGAAAAAATCTCTATCTTTAAAGATTATGGAAACGCAACATCAATATCTTCAAGCAACGTTTTCACATTACCTCAACAATTTTCCGGTACATCATCAGTTTTAAATATGGTAACAGCTCCTACTCAAACAGCAGCTCAAACACAATATGTTATAGGCAACACTGCAGGGAACGTTACTATTAGCGCTGAACAAGCAAACAATGGTGTTATACAGGTTTTTCAAAATAATATATTAGTAGCAGATAGTTTATATAGTGTATCAGGTAAAAATATAAATTATTATGCTAACCCTGCTGTAGCTGGTGAAACAATATTAGTAAATTACTATCCTAAACAATTTTATAGATTAGGACAAGTATTATATCAAGTAGGTGCTTTACCTACTGAAGAACTACAACGAGTTGATAGAGGTGAATTATATCATTTATTAAGTTCTAACTTAACTAAACCTACTACTACAAATCCTATATATACATATGAAAATAATCAACTTACAGTTTACCCTACTAGTATAAATAGCGGATTATCAGTAAGTTATATAAGAAAGCCAATCCCGCCAGTTTGGAATTTTGTGTTAGGAACTAATAATTCTTATGTTTACAATGCCGCTACTTCATGCAATTTTGAATTGCACTCCGCGGAACAAACGGAATTAATATTAAAAATATTATTATATGCGGGTGTAGTAGTTAAAAATCCAGAGATAATACAAGTTGCAGCTTCACAAATTCAACAAGAAAATATAAATCAAAAAAGTTAATAAGTTATGCCTATACCTAATGGTGGTTTAATCACCGAAACTAACAGACAATATTACGCTGGAGCACAGCAGTTTAACACAGCGGCAACAGCAAGTGTAGGTCAAACATTTACAAGTACCTTTGATACTAATTTAGCTTTTGGTGGATCAGATCCTGCTTCTGCAGGTTATAACCAAAATAACTTTAAAATATTTACAAGTCCAGATGCTAATGTTTGGACTGAATTAATACCAACTGCAGCTATATCTTCAACTACAGGTAAGAATACAGCCGCTACAGTAAACGTAGGTAACCCATCAACTTTACCTTTAACAGTAACTAATGCAGATGTTTTAAAAGACATGACTGTTGTAAATGCTTCTACAGGAGCAGTTTATGGAACTGTTTTAGCAGATCTTCCTATTGGAAACACTAATGTATCTTGTAATATAACAACTCAAATCCCCGCATCTACGGATTTAAGATTTCAATTTGCTAGTCCTTGGACTGAGGCAAATGATATAGTTACTGTAAATGCAAAATTACCAGCATCTACGTATCTTAAAATTCAAATGAATGAAGATACAATATGGGATATGCATGGTAGTTATGAATACATAAGATTAGATGATGTTATAAATAATTTTTTAGTAGCTTACGTAGGTCCAGGTAAACTAATACCTAGTGTAAAAAGAACTGATGTAATATTTCACGCCAAACGTGGATTACAAGAGTTCAGCTATGACACACTAAAAAGTGTAAAATCACAAGAATTAACTATTCCTGAAAACTTATCACTTATAATACCTCAGGATTATGTTAATTATGTAAGGTTATCTTATGTGGATAACATGGGTGTTCAACACACTATATTCCCAGCAAATGAATTAACCTTAAGACCTTATGCTACTCCAGCTCAAGATAATGATGGTATACCCACTCAAGACGATGCTAATTCTAATTTAGAAGCAACTTCTCAAATAACAGAAAAATGGGATGCTAATAACCCAAGAAAAATTAGTGGAGCTTATATAAACGATTATACTATAGCTGATGTTTATTGGACAAGTTATTATGATGGTGCTTTAGGTCAAAGATATGGTTTAAACCCTGAAACAAGTCAAAGAAATGGTTGGTTTATAATTGATGATAGAAAAGGTGTATTTGCTTTTTCAAACAATTTAAAAAACAAATTAATGATATTAGAATATGTATCAGATGGTAATGCTTATGATTTAGATGCAAGAATACCTAAGATGGCTGAAGAAGCTCTATATTCTCATATATTATACTCAATATTATCTACAAGTGTAGGTATACAAGAATATATCGTTCAAAGAGTTAAAAGAGAACGAAGCGCTAAATTAAGAAATGCTAAAATTAGATTATCTAATATTAAACTTGATCAAATAATTCAAGTAATGAGGAATAAATCTAAGTGGATTAAATATTAAATATGGCTGAAATTAAAAATAGTTTCTTAAAGTCCAAGATGAATAAAGACTTGGATGATAGACTAATACCTAATGGTGAATATCGTGATGCGCAGAATATATCTGTAGGTAAATCAGAAGCTGATGATATAGGTGCTTTAGAAACTGTTTTAGGTAATATAGAAGCTACAGATTTAGATTTAAATATTGCTAATTTAGAAATTATAGGAGCTCATGTAGTAGAGTCTAGGAATAGCATAATATTATTTTTAACTGATTACGATGACGATCCACTAGTTAACACATCGGGACCAGTTTTTGCTCCATTGACTGGCGCAGGTTCTAATCATTATATATATGAATTTAACCCACCAACAGGAAAAACAGCATTAGTTTCGGGTAATTTTTTAAACTTTTCCAAATCTTTTCCTATAACAGGTATTAGTGTAATTGAAGATTTGTTATTTTTTACAGATAATAGAAATCAACCTAGGAAAATAAATTTAAACTTAGCTAATAATAGTTATTATTTTAATGAAAGTGGTATATCTGTAGCTAAATATAATCCTTATAAACCTATTAATGTTTTAAATAAAGTAACAACTCCTACAACAACTAATAGTTCTACAGCTACTTTAGCTATAGCTGATACAACTGGAATATATAAAGGTATGTTAGCTGTTCAATACGGTAATGCTGCTATGCAACCTCAAGATTATTTATATGTAACAGCTGTAAATACTAATACATCTGTAGTTTTAAATGCTGCTCCAGCAACTGTTAACGCTGATGATGTAACATTTTTAGCTACAACTATGACAGGTGAAAATATTACTTTTGATTTTAATAGTGGTAGTGCTGATGAATGGCCAGGTGATCCAGATTATTTAGAAGATAAATTTGTAAGATTTAGTTATAGATTTCAATTTGATGATGGAGAATATTCTTTAATGGCACCATTTACTCAAATAGCGTTTATACCAAAACAAAAAGGTTATTTTTTAAGTGGTAACGAAGATGATGCTTATAGATCAACAATAGTTGAATTTATGGAAAATGGAGTTCAAAATGTAGAACTACATATTCCGCTTCCAGATATAGGAAGTAAAGTAATTGATAATAATTCAGGCACTTATAAAATACAAAATTTACAAATACTATATAAAGAATCAGATGGTAGAGCTGTTAAAGTTTTAGATACTATTCAAGCTTCTGAATGGACAACTGATTATCCTAATTCTAATATATATACATATCAATATCAATCAAGAAAACCATTTAGAACTTTACCTGAAAATCAAACAATTAGAGTTTATGATAAAATACCAGTAAAAGCTTTAGCCCAAGAAACTGCAGGTAATAGAATTATATATGGTAATTTTAAAAATAAATATACACCACCTGCAACCTTAGATTATTTAATAGGTACTGGAGATAAATCACAGCAGGAAGGTTTTGATAATTGGGCAGAATATCCGTCACATTCACTTAAACAAAATAGAAACTATCAAGTTGGTTTTGTTTTAATTGATAAATTCGGCAGACAATCAGACGTTGTTTTATCATCTGTAAGATTATTAAATTTAAAAGCTGGTAATACAGAGTTTGGGGGTGATACTATGTTTCACGCATATAATACACCTTCTAATCAAGGAACTATTCGTGATTGGTTCGGTGATACATTAAAAGTAAAAATAGACACTCCTATAAGTTCTGGTAGTGCAAGTTCTACACCGTTATATAGTGGTCAACCAGGCTTATATGCTAGACAACAAGGTAATGGTTATAATAGTTATAACGGAACTCCTGCAGACCAACCAAGTATTTCAGGTAATACTTATATTTTTAAAATAGGAGCAACTTATACAGATATTCCTGCTATAAATACGTATTTAGAAGGAGAATATACAGATTATGTTAAAGTAACTAACGTACAAGCAGATACGCCTAGTGCAGGAAAATACACAATTACAACAAATGGCCAAGTAAGTTCTACCTATTTACAACAAGGCACAGGTCCTAGTGATGTAAAATATTCTTATTTAATAAATCCAGTTGGTTGGTATTCATATAAAATAGTTGTAAAACAACAAGAACAAGATTATTATAATGTTTATTTACCAGGTATTTTAAAAGGTTATCCTGATAACGCTGGTGTTAGTCCAACCCCACCTACTTTTCCTAGTGATCCTTCAGGATCTACTGCTAATATTGTTTTAATTAATGACAATATAAATAAAATACCTAGAGATTTATCAGAAGTAGGGCCAGAACAAAAACAATTTAGAAGTTCAGTACAACTGTATGCAAGAGTAGAAAACGATGCAGCAGCTACAAACGAGCAGTTTTTTCCTGGGATATTAAGTGATACAGCTATAAGTATTTCTACAGCTAGTGATTCTAATATGGCTTTTGATGTGTTATCTGCTACTGGACAAGCAAATTTATATCAATTAGACACTAATCCTTTAATTGCAAGAATAGATACTACAGCTGCTATAGGTGTTACAACAGCAACTATGAGACCTATTTTAGCTATTTATGAAACGGAACCACAAGAATCTTTATTAGATATATTTTGGGAAACATCGACTACAGGTTTAATATCAGAGCTTAACGATGCTATATTGTCTGATTTTGATGGCCCTGTAGGTTGGTCATCTTATAATTCTAACAGTTTTACTGAAAGTTCAGCTGTTACCTCTTTTATTACAGGTTTATCTCCTGTAGATGCAGCTGGTGCAAACATTACAGCTTCTACAATTTCTAATGTATCTTATGTAAATGATGCTGGTCAAGCTGTTAGTAATTTAGAGCTTGAAAGAGTTGCTGGCCCACCAGTCACATATAATGTTAAAAAATTAGATGATGATTTTGTATTTAACAATGATCCAGATGTAAGAAACTTTACTATTACAGCTGATGTTACTAAAACAGGTGGAGGAACAGGAGCAGGGCTTGCAATAGATATTAGTTTACAAAATACACAACCTATAATAAATGGCGGAGTTGCTTTACCTTCTATTTCTACTCAATCAGCTAACACGGGAACACTAGCAACAATAACTGGAACTAATGGTGCGTCAGATGCTACACTTAGAACACAACAATTAAAATGGAGTATTACAGCAGGTAATAATAATAATTATTTTTCTATTAATGAAACTACAGGTGTTTTATCTAAAGATTCTAATTCAGCAGCAACCGTAGGAACACATACTTTAACTATAAAACTAGAGGATGCCTATAATAATGGATCAGTAGCTACTGGTTCAGAAAATCAAACAGCACCCCAACAAATAGTAGTAAGTTCTTCTGTTATTGGAAATGCTTTTACCTCATCTCCTTCAAGAACTGCATCTCAAATATTAAGTTACTGTGGTAGTGGAGATCCAGGCTGCGGAAGTGTAACTTATTATAATCAAACAAGTTTAGCACCAACAGCTGGAGACGAAATAAGAACAGGTCCAAACGGTACAAATTCACCTTTATTAGCTCCTGGATATTATAGTTATAGCTGTGGCGGTAGTTTTTTAAATTATTTTAAAATTAGCAACAATAATGGTTTAATAAACACAGATGGTAGTGGAATAAATCAATGTAGTTAAATTAACGGATAATATGTAATAATAATAAATATGCCAACAACATTAGAAGTACAATACTTTAACACATTTTTATTAAAAAAATTAAAAAATGTAGTAACTGAAACTCCTTCTCCTCCTGATGCTAGTATAGCATATGCTAATGTACCATCTGGTTTTGCTGCAGATACAGCTGATGATTGGTATATTGAAGAGTCTAGAATTAGAGGAGGTTATAATAATACTACTGTAGATTTTGGTGTAAAAGCATATTTAGATGAAACAGATCCTGTACAACAACATAGATTTAATACACTCATATATTCAGGTATATATAATTCTAGAACAGGTGTAAACAATACAAATCAATTTTCGGTAGGTGAAGATATAACAAGAAGTGTAGATCCTGCAAATGGTAGTATACAAAAACTATATGCAGAAGATACAAATTTAATAATTTTTCAGGAAGATAAAGTTAGTAGAGCGCTAATAGATAAAGACGCTATATATTCAGCTGAAGGTAATGCGGCTGTAACAAGTACTAATTTAGTTATAGGTCAAATAGTTCCTTATCAAGGAGAATATGGTATATCAACTGATCCATTTAGTTTTGCTGTATATGGATATAGAAAATACTTTACTGATAGAAAAAGAGGATGTGTATTAAGATTATCAACAAGTGGAGAAATAGTAGAAATATCTGGTTATGGTATGCATGATTTTTTTAGAGATCAATTATCTTCATCCAGTATTAATAAAATAATAGGTGGTTGGGACGGTCATACTAAAAATTATATATTATCTATACAAACATCTTCAACTAATTTTGTAGGCCAAGCTGGTGGTTCTATAACTCCAGTGGGTAATAGTGTAACATTAACATTAAATGCAGCAAACACAGATGTTCAAGCTGGTATGTATATATATAGATATACTATAAGTGGGACTATAGTGGGACATTTAATAGGAAAAGTAAACTCTGTTATATCATCTGGTAATCCATCATCATTTAATTGTGATATTATAAGTCAAATAGCAGCTTCAGAAACTATTGCTTTTTCAAATCAAAACTATAAAACTTTATCTTTTGATGAAAGTGTACAAGGTTGGACAAGTTTTGTAAGTTATAAACCAAATTATATAAATACATTAGATAACAATTTATATACTTTTTTAAATGGTAAAGTTTTTACACATTATAATGATGGTACTAACGACGCAAACTATTGTACTTTTTATGGTTTAACAGAAGACGCTAATGTTACTGTTGTTTTAAACAGTGACCCTTCAGTTATTAAAAACTTTAAAACTTTTAATTATGAAGGCAATGATGGCTGGAAGCTATCATCTTTTACCGCAAGTTCTGGTGATAGTATATTTCCTATTGAAAGATATAACTTACCTTCAGCTACTTCATTAAATGATTTAATTGCTTTAGAAGCTAACATTCTTTCAAATAATTTTAAAAGAAAAGAAAATAAATACTTTGCTAACTTAGTTAACAATTCAGCTATTACTGCAGGTGAAGTTTTTAAAGGACAAGATTCTAGTGGAACTAAAGGATTTTTCTCTACAGCAGTAATAACCTTAGAGTGGAATACTTCAGCAAGTGAAGATATAAATTATTATACAAAGAAAAAAGAATTATTTGCAGTGTCAAGTGACGTTGTAGAATCATCATATTAATTAACATGGAAGAAATTTTAAATATATTACAAAATATTTTACTAAATGTACCCGAAGGAGTAAATTTAGGTCTAACCCCTATGGCTGCTGTAGGTTTAGTGTCAGGTGTTGGAAAACTTGTGGGTGGTTTATTTGGGGCTGGTAGAGCAAGAAGACAACGAAGAGCTGCAGCTAAAGAAAAAAGAAGGTTAAGAGGAGAATTAAATAGCTTAGAAAAAAGCAGGCAAGCTGTTATAAATCCTTATGATAATTTTAAAAATTTAAGTTCTTTAGCTAAAGATTTAAGCGGTAAGTTAAGTAATCCATATGCTAATTTAGGTGTTGCTACAAAAGGCGCTGAAATGCAAATGGAACAAACTGATATTGCTTTAGCTAATACATTAGATACATTAAGAGCTACAGGCGCAGGTGCAGGTGGTGCTACAGCTTTAGCGCAAGCTGCTTTACAAAGTAAACAAGGCGTTGCGGCAAGTATTGAACAACAAGAAGCTCAAAATGAAAAACTTAGAGCTCAAGGTCAACAACAATTAGAAAGATTACAACTATCTGAAGGTCAAAGAGTTCAAGGAGTACAAATACAAGAAGGACAAAGAATGCAACAAGCTGACGCTGCTGGTAGATCATTTATGTTTAATGCTCAAGAAAAACGTCAAGATGATAAAATAAATTATACTAGAGGTCAAATTTCAGGTGCTCAACAAAGAGAAACAGCTGCATATAATCAAGGTACACAAGCAATGATGGGCGCTATTTCAGGTGCAACTAAACTTGGTGCTATGGCGGCAGCTGGTACCGATGATGACGCTCAAAAAGTAGCTGCAGGTTTATAAACAAATATAATTATGGCATTGAAAGATAAATTATTAGAAAATAAAAAACTTAATGAGCAAATAAAGTTTGCTATAGCTGAAGAGCAATCACGTTTGCCTTTTGACTTAGGCCAAAGTAATAGCAAAGTACAGCCTATAGATTTTGCTGATTTGTTTAATCCTTTAGTAGAATTGTATTCAAATTTACAGTTAGATTTACAAAACGGAACTAGTGATAACCCTGTTATGGCTAGAAAAACTGTAGACAAAATAATGGGTAGTGTACAAACTATTAAAACCGGTTTAGAAAACTTAACAAGTAACACTGAAGTTTGGGAAGAAATGATGCAAAATGCTGGTTTGATGGGTGGTTTAGATTTAATAGGTACACCTATAAGTAGATTTATAGCTTTAAATATATTAAATGGTGATTTTGCAGGTAGTATAGAAGTTAAAATGGTGGATAATGATTTAAATAAATTAGCTTTTGAAATATATGAAAAAGATGGTAGATTTGTTGAAAGAATATTTATTAATAAATTAAATGAACTTTCTGAAAATCAAGACATGTTTTTAAGTATACCTACAACTTTAGAGCAAAATGAAAACTTTAAGCTTGCTAGTACTGAAATATTTGAAAGAGAACAACAAGGATCTGATGAAGCTAATCAAGCTTTAACAGGCGGTGTTACTGAAACATATAGAAAAAAGAAAAAAGACGGAGAGTTGGAAATAAAAACTAAAGATATAGGAAATAACTTAGTTCAAGATTTTTATATAATAGACAAAGAAGCTATTGGAGATAGTTTACAGTTTAATACTGAAATGGATAAAATAACTGCAGGTTTATTAGAAGAATCAAAAAGTTTTGATCAAGTAACGTCTTTCAATAATAACATGTTAGCTACTGTTACAGATTTTTATTTAAATCCTTACAAAGCTTTAACAGATAGACAACAATTAAAGTTTCAAGAAGATTATAAAAAATGGTATTTAGAAACACAAATAGGTGTAGAATTTCCCTTAGGTGAACCAAAACCTAAAAAAGAACAAGAACAACCACAGGAAGAAGTAATTGAAGAACAAGTTACAGAAGAAGTAATATCTTAAATATGGCAAGCTGTATAGAAAAATTTCCTGACGTTAACTCAGAGGAATATAAAACATGTCTACAAAAACAACAAGATAAAGATGCTTGGAGTAATAAAATAAATACAGGTACCGGAAAATTTACAGAAGAAGAAGAAGTAATAGTTAAAGATTTTAATAAAGCAATTACTTTAACAAAAGAAGATGAAGACCAAGCTGTTGAATATTTAAATAATAAAACCAAAAATTTATTTGATAAAGCAGGTACATATACAACAAAAACTTGGAGAGGAAACAGTTATGTTGCTACAACAAAAACAAGATCAGAAGAACAAATAAAAAAGTTTTTTGAAGATTCTGATTATAGTTATGATGATTATTTGGTTTATAAAGAGACGGGTAATTTACCGGCTTTAACTGATTCTCAAATTGAAGAAGAAAAAGATATAATTATAACAAACAATACAAGAGATTTTTTAGAAGAAGTTGATGATGATTTAAGAAAAAGTATTGTTTTTAAACTTGCTGAACAAAAAAATATAGCTGATAAGAAGTTAGACACTAATAAAGACTCACAAGCAAGAATAGTTACAGTTGATGACAAAGGTAACATGAATGGTGGAGAGCTTTTTGATATAGATAAACAAATAAGACTAATGTCTACAAGTTTAGAAATGTCTAGAGACAAGGTAAAACCTGAAATTAGTAGAATCGAAAAAAGAATGAACGATGTCGCTACTTTTATAAATGCTGATGGAGAAAGTGTTGTTGATATCAATAAAAAAATAGAATTTTTACAAAGTCAATTAGAGTTAAATGACGAAGGTCAACCTTTAAACACACCATCAAATAAAGTATTAATTTCAGAAATAAATCTTTCATCAAATCAGTACACTAAAGGTGTTGAAAGACTAAATGTTTTAAGTAATGAATCTGAACCTTCTGCAAAGTTTTTTGAAGAGTATGAAAAACTTGCATTAAAAAGAGATGAACTAATTAGTAATTATGAAACTTTAGTAAATGAAGAAATAGCTGCTTTGGATTCAGGTACAAACGCTTTAAAAGCTATAGATACTTGGCAAAGAAGTTATAGAAATATAGATCAATTATGGACAGCAACCCAAAGTACTGTTAATGATGTAGTTATGGCTACAGCAGAAATTGGCGAACTTGTTACTCAGGCATTTAGAGGAACCAAAGGCTTAGTTGAGTATCAAATGAGAGCACAATCTCCAAACATAGTTAGTAGTAGTAATGTAGTAAACTGGTTTAGAAGTATAAGAAATGGTAGTTTAGATAACACTGCATATTTAAATAGCTTTAGAGAAAATAAATTACCAAAAACTATAAAATTAAGTGAAATTAGGAACACCGATGATTTTATAAACTACAGCATGGATGCTGTTATGAACAATATACCTCAAACAGCAATGGCTTTTGCAGGACCAGCTGTTGCAACTGGTTGGTTTACATTATCTGGATTAGGTAACAAAGCTGGTGAACTTGGTACACAAGAAAGA